GTTCTTCCAGCTCCTACTGTTGTTGCACTTGTTGTTAAAGTTGTTGCTGTTGTATTGGTATCTATAAATGGGCCTACTTGAAAATCTACTTCTGCTATACTCCAAGCTGAATGACCTGTTCGTGTTAATTTTGTTGGTTCGTGTAATGGATGTACAATATACATAACATCAGCAGATTGTGTAAATTTTAAATCAAAAACTTGTGCTGATGTAAAAGATGTAGCAATTTCATAAACCTTTTCTGCCGTTCCAGCAGAAGAATAAGCAGTATAACCCGATGTATCAACACCCGATAATTCAAAAGTATGAGTTGTTTGATTTGCTACTGTAAATCTTCTTCCATTTACTTGTGTCATTCCAACAACACTATTAATCCAAACGTGATCTCCATTTGAATATCCGTGTGAAGTTGCTGTAACAACCCCAGGATTTGCCCGTGTTAAAGCTGTAATAGTTTTTGATGCTTCTACAATTTGTCCATTATCTTTATAAAATCTAATATATAAATTTCCAAATTCCAGAATATAAGATTGTGTTACATTAAATTCAAAAGGAATTAATCTTGTAATATTAGCAGAATTTTTAACTTCACATACAAATCTACTACCATATCTACGACTTGTACCTCCTTGTGGAAATACAGTCATATTTTCCATTGTTGCTACACCATTATTATATTTTTTAAAATCAACTTGACCAGCAAGTTTCTGTGTTAATTCTCCAGCAGTAAAGTTTGTTTGAAAAGGATGTACTCTCGCCATTACGCTTTCCTAAAGTCAGTAAATGTATCAGACACAAGATCATCAATAAATCCTTCTTGGCCATCAACACTTCTGCTTCGGAAAGTTTTTGTTGAAAGAGTTTCTGCATCTGGTCTTGTAATTTGACACTATTGGTTACAGGATATGCAAGGTCTACAGCTAATTTAGCAGTCAAAACATCTACGAACATAGAATCGAATTGTGCTGTATCTGTAACCTTTGCTATGTAAAGAATTTTAGCTGTGCTTTCATTAGTAAGCAGAACCCTACCTTGTGAAGGATAGTGTTCGATTTTAAAAATATAATCTTTATATTGCATTTCTAAAACCCTTAAACAATACGGATCATTTGGTAATGCGTATTGGTAAGCATATTCGTATGCAGGTGTATCTGAAAGTTGTGCTAAAGTTGCCCGTGTTACGGCAAAATTCCAAGGATGTGATCTTAAAACTAAATCACGGGATGGTACATAAAAAGAATTACATAATCTTGCTCTTTCTGTATCATCTGTAAGTGCTGTAATTGGGTCATCGCCCAATCTACGTAAAGCATTTGAGCAAATAGAAACTTCTGTTGCCATAATTCCTTATAATATCAAAAGGGCGACCATAATTCAATATGTATCGCCCTTTATTTCTTTTTTGTGTTTAGACTAGTCTACTGTGTATAGACAGACCAACGTAATGTCACCAGCGACAGCAGTTCCTGTTGCCGACATAGTAACAGCGATACGTAAAGGAACTTTCGGATCTTCTGAAATTCCTCCATCTTCCCAGACAAAGTTAGCTATAGTGTTTATATTACGAACTTCAATTAGCTGTTCTTCTGCACCTGTTGCAGTAGTAGTTGCTGCTCGAAATGCTGTTGAATCAGTTGCATAGCAATCCTCATCAATTACAGCACCAGCGGCAACTGTTGTGCCGCTAATCGTATAGGCCTGTGGGCCATTATATAAGCCGAGATTGTGAGTACCAGACCCACTATTTAAATCGTCATTATATATTCTTAAACTAACTATTTTTGCGTTTGATGGTACTTGACCTAAAATGATAACATCATCATCATCAAGATCACCTGTACCTACAGCAATCGTATCCATCCAAACACGCAGTTTTCCTCCTGCACTAGCCGCTTCGAGAGTATCTCTAGGCGTATTGTCAAGTTTTGTGATTTCCACACTTTTAACTGTTGCCATATTATATCTCCTTATTCGTTAGCAGCTATCTCTACCATCTTTTCTTCTTCGATACGAGTTGCACCGATTGTCATAGATAGAAATACCTGTGTTGCATAGTTCTTATCAGCACGTTCAGATATTTTTGTAGTTATATCTGCTCCGACTGCAAGTCCTATTGCTGATTTTGTAAACGCTAAACATTGTCGAGATGGTGTACTGTCTTGTCCTAATCGTTGTGACTGAATAAATTTAAAACCTAAATAGGTGTCAATTTGTCCAGCAGCTAACGCTTTTACAGTAGCATAATCGGATGAAGTGACTTGTGTTACAGTCAACAGATCAGCAATCTGACCTGCCGCACATACCACGAATCTTTGTTCATCGGGATCAACATCTGCTGCATCTAATACTTCTTTAGCACTTAAAAGTTTTGCTAAAGTTAGACCGCCAGAAGCGTGTACTACTTTTTGACCTGATGGTAAAGAAACTGACGTTCCGCCAGCAACTCCACTATAAGCCGTTCCAGTAGCAGCAGCGATAATTGCATCATCCATAGCTCTACCCATTGCCCATGCACCAGCAAGTGCGTATTCAGACGTTGGGGAAATTAATAGTCTAACTTTATCTTCGTTATCTATTAAATCTGCCCAGTCGTAATCATCCATTGATACTTTTCTTCTTGAATGGGGTGTATCCATTCTTGGTGTATCAGAATGACGTGAAGTACGTTTCTGTGCTGCTGTTGAGCCGATTCTTTCAAAGAAATGCGATTTGCCAGTAACTGTTTCAGTTCTAACAGCATCTCTTAATCGAGAACCTTTTTGTTGAGCTAGGTGTAATACATTTGCTTTGTACTGTTCAACGAAAGCCGTTGTTATTTGTACAGACATATTATCTCCATAGTTTTACAAATTTAAAGAATAGGGGGCGAGTAGCACAATGCTATTTCACCATATTCCGTAACATCGGTCTTTATCCTTTCGGGAAACCTTATCGTAAGACGATACGATCAATCGAATGTTTAAAGCCGATCACGGCTACCTATTCGTTTTCCTATGAAGGGCGAATTTTGATACTACAATTATAACAAATAATTTATTTAATTACCATAAACTTTTTCATGTAATTGTCTTACTTGTTCTACAGCATTTAGATGTTCTGGATGTCCAGCATTATGATAAGGATGTTTTGCATCAGAATATATCTTTTGAATATCTCCTTTAGCATCTATTGGTGAAACAGCTAATTTATTATTTTGTGTATTTTTAGCCATATCTTCCGTTATATCTTCACCTAAACGTGCAAATAACTTGACAACTGCTGGATGATTACCTGCTTCGGTATCTAAAAGTTCCATCAATTCCTTATCTGCATATACAGACATTGCTCGTCTTGCTGATCTAACCTTATTATCATAGTCATAACCCCATTCTTTATGCAATGCTTCTTCTGTATTTTTCTTACCTGAAGTCATTTCTGAATCACGTCTTTGACTTTCAAAATCAACAGATTTAACTTGAAAATCTATTAATGCTTTAGCTTGATCGTTATTCAACCCAATTTGATGGGCAACATTCTTAAATTGTGTAACTTGTTCTTCATTAAAAAATTTAGAATGTGTTTCAGGAATAGTAAAACTATACTTTTCAGAAGTTTCGGGTCTACCTAACTTTGTATATAATTCAGCCCTTTCTTCATCTGTTTTTGGTATAGGTATTCTACTCCCTATCATTTTTTGCTGGTGAACTAGTGTATTAGCCGCAGATTCTAAATCTTTAATATTTTGAATTGTTGGATTGTTTTTCAATTCATCATTTAAAGATGATCTCCAGTCTTGATTATCACTAGCACCAGACCCAAGTATAGTTTTTTCTTCTACTACTGGGTTGTCTTGTACTGTGGTCGTTTGCTCATCAGCCATTTTTATCCTCCTTTAAAAGATTGATTATTCTGATAATTACCGATCTTTGACCTTCTCGGTATGAAGTTTCATATGGATCATTTTTTATAAATGAACTTCTATGATAGTAAGCTGACTTTAAATCAGCTATTACTCTTTCGCCCTCTTTAGAGCCAAAAGTAATTCCGTAATCTCTTTTTAAATCTTTGATTTGTTTCTCAAAATCGGGGGTTGCCATTATTGAATAGACCCCGAACCATTAGTATCACTAGGATCAAAGGGTGGTTTAACAACTGCGATTGTATTTAATAAATGTCTTAATTCTTCACGAAGTTCAGAATCAGTTTTTCTACCTGTAACATCTTCTATTTTAGTAATCGTTTGATAACCTGATCTATCTAATAAACTATTAACTGCACCAAGTTGAACCGAAGGTGATATTTTAGGATTTGAAATTAAATCTTTTAATTTATCTACTGCTAAAGGTACGTGGCTACTCATTAATTTTTTAGTAGCTTCATCTATTTCATTACTTAATTGTTTTTTAAGATTATGCCCTTGTTGTTCTGCTGTAGCTTCTGAATAACCTGCTTTGATAGCAGATTGTTTTGCATTTCCTGTTTGTGAAAAATTTTCAATAAATGCTTGTTGCATTTCCGTTAATGATTCATTATACTAGACCTTGTTGTTCAGCTTGTGCCATTGCTTCTTCCATACCTTCTTTAGTTTCGGGTTTAGACATTTCTGTCATAGCTTTACCTTGTGATAATGCAGTATCAGCTTGTTGTTGTGCCATAGCTTGTTCTTGTGCTTGTTGTTGTGCCGCTGCTCTTTGTTCTCTTATTTCTGCTACTTCATCTTCACCACGTAAAACTGTTTTAGGTACTCCAAGTAATGTTGCTCTCATTCTAATCGCTTGTTCGTGATCTATAACATCCATAACAGTAGGATCAACTTGAACGACTTGCATTGCTAATTGATATAATCTTTCAACTGCAATAGCTTCTTCCATTCTTTGAGAACGTGCTAAAGGCCCAACATATTCTATATCCATACTCATACCACTCATTGCTTCTGGTCTTGGCGTTAAAGCATCTGATCTCATCATAATTCCAAATACTCTTTCGATTAATGGATTTAAAAATTCAGTTTGGAATCTTCCTAATGTTGGCCCTAATAATCTTTGCATCAATTCATATCTAACTTGAACTTCTGTTGCCGTCATTTGTGGGCCTTCTTGTAATTGTAGTTGATCTGAATAATATGCTTGTCTAATTGCTGTTCTTAATTGATTTTCTTTTAAATCTGTTATTTGCCAATTTGATCCAATTTGTAATGGCTTGATTGCTGTATCACTTCTAACAACTGTAATTCCGCCAGGTGTCATTCTAACTCGACCAATTACTCCATCATCCGTAACTAACAATGGTGGATCAATAGCTTTTGCCCACGCCTTTAATCCAATTTCTACAGCTTTATTTAAAGTTTTAATATCTGGTAATGCGTTATAAGAAGGTGATCTTCCAAAAATTTCACCTGTTGCTTTAGACCATCTTGGAACTAAATATGGAAATTCATTATAACCTCCAACTCTAACAACCATTTTATCTTCAAAACAAACGTGGCAAGAATGAAATGGTAATTTAGTTTTAGATTTCATTCCTACTGATCTTTCATAATCTTGTGTAGGTTCGACAGCGTGAATAAAATTGAATTGTGTATCGGGTTTTGCTTTAAGTGCTTCTTTGATTTTTGTTCCTACGTTATCTTCGCCAAATTCCTGTACTGCTTGTCGTGCAGTCATTTTATATTTTCTATAAAGTGTATCTACTCTACCTGTAGAATTTTCTTGAATAAAATATTCTGCTATATGTAAAGTATTAAAATGTAAACCACCTTGTAAAAATCCTTCATTTGCTTCTTCAACAAATATCGCTGACGTACCAACTGAACATAAATCTAAATACATTTCGTGAACTTCTGTATTAAAATTAGATTCATTGAATACAGCATACATTCTACGTGCTGTATCTTCTAACCAGATTTGTATATCTCTAACTTTATTAGCATCGTCATCTCTTAACTTTAATGAGAACCAAGGTAATGAAGGTGATGTTAATGTTCCTTGTAGACTTGCCGCTAAAAGATTATTAGCTGTGATTGCTGTTGAATCAAATAAAACTTCTGTTCTTTTTTCTCCACGTGAACGAAGAAAAGTAATTTCTGCCTTACGTGGCATTACATAATCTAAAATTTCCTGCCAATGAGATTCCCAAGTACCTCGATCAGCTTCTAACTTATCTAATCTTTTTCTTATATAATCAAAAGTTGCCATTAATAACTACTCAATACGGATTTACCAGTTTGAGCTTCTTCTTCAACTCCTTGTCCACCTGTTAAAATTGTTCCACCTCTACCTTTCATTCTATTGCTAATAGCTTTTCTTTTTTCTGCTTCTAATTTTGCTTCTGATGCTGCTTCTTTGACTGCCACTTCTGGATCAACTGCTGGTGGCGGTGGCATTGTTGCCATCATTGGTTGTTTTAAACCCATCTACATTCCTCTCTTAACATTCCGTATAATGCTCCATCTATATATTTTCCATCAACTTTCATTGCTTTTCTTATTATACCTTCTTTAACAAATCCTGTACCTTTTAACAATCTTTCGTTCCTTTTGTAACCATTGATGCACATTGCCGTTATTCTACCACATTTTATCTGATTAAAGCAGTAATTAAAAACATACTGGACATATCTTCTCGT